AACTTAATTGGGCGTGAACGAATCTCTTTAATCTTTACAAATCAACTTCGTACCCGTATGGGTGTGTCTTTTGGTGACCCTTGGACTACATCCGGTGGTAAAGCAATTGCGTTTCACTCATCGTGTCGTATTAGACTAAAACAAATGGGTCAGTTAAAAGCAAAAGTTGGTGGTGTAGACCAAGTTGTGGGTATTAAAACCCGCGCTCAAGTGGTTAAAAACCGAATGGGACCACCTCTTCGCTCTATTGATTATGATATTTACTTTGATAGTGGTATTGACAATTATGGTTCTTGGTTAGAAATGATGAAGACCTACAAACTTGTAAATCAGTCAGGCGCTTGGTATACCTATGTGGATACTGAAACTGGCGAAGAAATTAAGTTCCAAGCCAAGAACTTTGAAGAAATGATGGAGTCACGACCAGAATTGAAAGAAACAATCTATCAAAAAATTTGTGATACTTACATTATGTCTTACAAAGAGTCAAGTGCTCAATCAAACATTGATAATGTTGAATTAACCGATTTTGATGATTAGTAAATACGCAGAACTCCTTAAAGAAGTTAAGAAAGAACATTTAGAGGTTAAAGAAGAACACCTAAATGATAGAGTGCTTATTGTAGATGGATTGAATCAGTTCATTCGTGTCTTTGGGGCAGTTCCTGCGTTAAATGATGATGGTGAACACTGTGGTGGTATAACAGGTTTCTTGTTATCCACCGCAGCAACCATCAGAATTATCAAACCAACTCGTGTAGTTGTAGTATTTGATGGTAAGGGCGGGTCCCAACGTAGAAAGTCAAAATATAGTGGTTATAAAGAAGGTCGGACCGGTCTAACCAAAATCAACCGATTGGCTGGTTATGAAGACCTTGAAGACCAACAACAATCAATGAGGTATCAGTTCGCACGACTGATTGAATACCTACAAGTATTACCGGTGTCGTTGACATATATTGACCACGTTGAAGCGGATGATATTATAGCATATCTTGCAAACCACTATTTCCAAAAAGAAGTGGTAATTGTATCATCAGACAAAGATTTTCTTCAATTGATAAACCCACGAATTAAAGTGTGGTCTTCTAATAAAAAGAAAATGTATGATGAATCATTAGTTAGACAAGAATATGGTGTAATATCTCAAAATCTTGTGTTTTATCGTGTCCTAACCGGAGATACTTCTGATAATATCAAAGGTGTTAAAGGTGTTGGTGATAAGACCATAGAAGCCAAAATGTCGTTTTTAAACAATGGTGAATTGGAGTTAGATGAGTTTATAAATGAGTGTTCTAATGTAGATGAGAAACTATCAAAAAAGTTGATGGATAATGTAGATGTTATACGAATGAATTTTGACCTTATGCAATTACGAAATCCAGAAATATCATCATCCATTACATCAAACATTCGTAATATTATGGATGGTGGAACTCACCGATTAGATATTATAGAGTTTAAGAAAATGTTTATGGGTGACAAATTATATACCGCTTTTGCTGATGTAGATTCTTGGTTAAGAAATTCTTTTCTAAATTTAGACAATCTAATTAAGAAACATTTGGATAGTTCAAAATAAAGTCGTATATTAGTGTCTATGGAAAAATTCGGAAGTAAATACGGAACATCATTCCAAAATAAAATTATATCGGCGCTGTTAAGTGATAGGAGTTTTTCTCGCCAAGTATTTGACATTATAAAATCAGAATACTTTGATTCAGAAGCATCAGAGTGGTTGGTTCGTGAGATTATGTCTTATCTTGAAGAATACGAAAAACTACCAACGCTGGATGTTTTAAAAGTCCGAATTAATACTGTAGATAGGGATGTTCTAAAAACAAGTATTGTAGATACACTTAAATTTGCGTGGAATCACCTTGAAAGCGATGATTTAGACTATGTTAAAGAACAAACCCTTGACTTTTGTAAAAATCAATGTATAAAGAACGCCATTCTTGATTCCGTAGAGTTATTAGAACAAGGTAAGTATGATGTGATTAAAAAGAAGGTTGATGATGCTATGAAGGCAGGTCAAGATTCTAATTTGGGTCACGAATACAAAACCATGATTACGGAACGATATGAAGATTCTATCAGAAATGTAGTATCAACCGGATGGCAGTGCATTGATGAAATTACGCAGGGTGGTTTTGGAAAAGGTGAGTTAGTTTTATTTGCCGCCCCTCCCGGCATCGGTAAGTCGTGGTCTTTGGTTAACATCGGCGTGGCGGCTATGAAATTAGGTAAGACTGTGGCTCACTACACCCTTGAATTAAATGAAGGGTATGTAGGACAAAGATACGATGCTGTTTTGAGTAAGATTGCAGTTGCAAATCTGAAATACAATATGGAAGATGTTAAGAAATCAGTTATGAATGTTAAGGGAGACTTGATTGTAAAACATTACCCAACCAAAACCGCCAGCGTGACTTCATTAAAAGCCCATATGGATAAGATGATTTTACGAGGTAAAAAGCCGGATGTTGTAATAGTGGATTATGCTGACCTACTGCGTGGACCATCAAACAAAGAACGACACGAAGAATTAGAAACCATTTTTGAGGACTTGAGGGGTATGGCTGGGGAGTATGAAATACCCGTTTATACCGCATCTCAAATCAATCGTAGTGGTGCAGATGATGACATTATTACAGGCACCAAAATCGCAGGTTCATTTTCAAAAATGATGACCGCTGACTTTGTAGTATCTCTTTCTCGTAAGATTGAAGATAAACTTGCTGGAACAGGAAGATGGCATGTCATTAAGAATCGTTTTGGTCCTGATGGTATGACTTTTCCATCAAAAGCGAACTTCTCTACGGGTGAAATTTCTATCTATAATGAAGATTCCATTTCTGGTCAACAAACCAAAAAAGAGATGAAAGGTGGGGAGAGTTTAGTAAGAAAAGAACTTGCTCAAAAATATAAAGAAATGAAGGGTGAAATAGATTTTTAACTACTATGTATATTCACCCACACAAAAATATGTCTAACAATTTAACGGAGAAATCGCATGTCACTATTTGATGAACGAATCCCATACAAACCCTTTGAGTATCCTGTTTATTATACCGATGGTTGGTTATTACAAGCTCAAGCATTCTGGCTACATACCGAAATCCCAATGCAAGGGGATGTAAAAGACTGGAATGAAAATTTGTCAGTTTCGGAAAAAAACTTGGTGGGAAACATTCTTTTAGGATTTGCTCAAACCGAATGTGCTGTTTCTGATTATTGGACTACAATGGTAACCCATTGGTTTCCAAAACACGAAATTAAACAAATGGCTATAATGTTTGGTTCACAAGAAACCATTCACGCTACAGCGTATTCGTATTTGAACGAAACCCTTGGTCTTGAAGATTTTGAAGCATTTTTACACGAGCCCGCTACTGCTGAAAAGTTTGACTTATTAATTCAAACTAAAGCAGAATACAACCACGAAGATTTAAAGTGGAGCAAAGAAGCAAGGGAAGATGTTGCTCGTTCACTCGCAATCTTTTCCGCATTTGCAGAAGGCGTGTCACTTTACTCCTCATTTGCAGTTCTTTACTCATTCCAAATGAGAAACCTTTTAAAGGGTATTGGTCAACAAATGAAATGGTCAGTTCGTGATGAATCACTACACTCAAAGATGGGATGTCAACTTTTCAGACATATGTGTGATGAGTTTCCTGGTCTAAAAACGGATGTTAGAGATTCAGTTATTGAAGCGGCTGAATTGATTGTAAAGTTAGAAGAAAACTTTATTGATAAAATGTTTGAAATGGGTGACCTTGAAAATCTTAACTCAAAAGATTTGAAAAACTTTATTCGTAAAAGAGCCAATGAAAAATTAGTAGAGTTGGGATATGACCCACACTTTAATTACGATAAAGAATCAGCCGACCAGTTGGAATGGTTCTATCACTTAACAGGTGGTTTGACTCACACCGATTTCTTTGCACTCCGACCAACGGATTATTCCAAAGCGGGTGAAGGTGAAAATTGGGAAGATATTTTTTAATAAAAGATAAATTATGGCAAAAAATTATGGCGAAGAGTTCGGATGGGAACTTGGTATAGATTTCCCGGTTTGGGGCAATACTGAAATTTATGTAAAAACAATCTCAAAGGGATACCTACTTGTAGGAGAAACCCCAAAGGATGCTTACTGGCGTGTATCAGCCGCAGTAGCTCGTAGGTTGGGTAAACCCCAACTTGCTAGTAAGTTTTTTGATTACATCTGGCGCGGGTGGCTTAATCTTGCTACTCCGGTTCTTTCAAACACGGGTACTGATAGGGGACTTCCGATATCTTGTTTTGGTATTGATGTTGGTGACTCAATCCAAGAAATTGGGGCAAAAAACCTTGAAATGATGTTACTTGCCAAACACGGAGGTGGTGTTGGTATTGGTGTTAATATGATTAGAGCCGCAGGTAGTAAAATTACCGGCAATGGCACATCTGATGGTGTGGTCCCATTTTGTAAAATCTACGACTCAACAATCCTTGCTACAAACCAAGGGTCAGTTCGTAGAGGCGCTGCTTCAATTAACTTAAACATTGAACACGGCGATTTTGACCAATGGATTGAAATCCGTGAACCAAAGGGTGATGTAAACCGACAATCTCTAAACCTACACCAAGCAGTAATCATCGGTGATAAGTTTATGAGAAAACTTGAAGAAGGTGACGCTGAAACAAGACGCAAATGGGGCAAGGTTCTTCAGAAAAGAAAAGCTACCGGCGAACCCTATATTATGTTTAAAGGTAATGTAAATAAGACCAATCCGGAAGCATACAAACAAAACGGGTTAAAGGTCTTTATGACTAATATTTGTTCGGAGATTACACTTCACACGGATGAATCACACTCTTTTGTATGTTGTTTATCATCAGTCAATTTGGCTAAATATGATGAGTGGAAAGACACCGACCTTATCTACACCGCAATTTGGTTTTTGGATGGTGTATTAGAAGAGTTTATTCAGAGAGCCAAGAATATGAGAGGATTTGAAAATTCGGTTCGCTCTGCTGAAAAAGGTCGTGCTTTAGGACTTGGAGTTCTTGGATGGCATACTTACTTACAACAAAGAGGTCTACCATTTGAAGGTTTACAAGGTCAGTTTGAAACTCGTAAAATCTTCTCTCAAATGAAGATTGAAGCTGAAAGAGCATCTCGTGCTATGGCTGAAGAATATGGCGAACCCCTATGGTGCGTTGGTACAGGTATGAGAAATACTCACTTGATGGCTATCGCTCCGACTGTATCAAACTCAAAATTAAGTGGTAATGTATCTGCTGGAATTGAACCTTGGGCAGCAAATGTATTTACGGAACAAACTGCTAAAGGAACCTTTATTCGTAGAAACCCTGAATTAGAAAAGGTTCTCCGTAAAATTGGTATTAACGGAAAAGACACTTGGGATAAAATCTTACAAGATGGTGGTTCAGTTCAAGACATTGCCGAATTAGACAATTGGGGATACCTCAATAGTAAACTAACCAATCGTTCAGATATGACCGAATCTAACTTTGAAAACAAAGAAATTGATTGGGTAAAGGATGTATTTAAAACATTCAAAGAAATTAACCAATTAGATTTGGTAAAACAAGCTGGAATTCGCCAACAATATGTGGACCAATCGGTTTCTCTAAATCTGGCATTTCCATCTCAAGCAACTCCAAAGTGGATTAATCAAGTGCATATGGAAGCTTGGAAGTCGGGTATTAAAACTCTTTATTATATGAGAACGGAATCGGTTCTTCGTGGTGACATAGCTACGAAAGCTACTGACCCGGATTGTTTAAGTTGTGATGGCTAAACATAGAAGTCAAACATTTTGTTAAAGTAAAATCCGAATTTAATTATTTAAATACATAAGTTATGATAAAAAAACCAACCATAGTTTTTGCTACAATGTGCAAAAACGAAGAACATTGCATTTTACAAACATTAGAGTCAGTAGCTGACCACATTGATTATTGGATTGTATGTGACACCGGCTCTACTGATAAAACAATAGAACTTGTAAAATCATTTTTTAAAGAGAGAAATATTCCTGGCGAATTATATCAAGATGAGTGGGTGGGATTTGACCACAACAAAACTTTGATGATGGAGCGTGCTAAGGGTAAAGCCGACTATATCATGCACCTTGATGCTGATGACTTATTGGTCGGTGATTTTTCGTTTGAATTCTTACAAGTTTTTGATGATGCTCCAATAGATTTTAAAGATGCTTATCTTATTCGTGTAAAACGTGGCACTTCAGAATGGAAAGCTTTGATTATGTTTAATGGTAATCATAGTTGGAAATTTTGTGGTGTAGCTCATACTACAATTAAGAATTTAGACAAACCAAATTATACAACCGGAAATTTATCAAGTAGTGAATTTTACATTTCGGGCGAAGGTATTGGTTCTCGAGCATTTGACCCTAAAAAATATTTGTATGATGCCGAAAGATTGCAAAAACAATTTTGGGATACTTTGGTAAATGACCCAGATGAGTTGAATGGTCGGTCTGTATTTTATACCGCCCAAAGCTACATGGACTATGGTATGTATAGAGAGGCATTACAATGGAATCGGTTGTATCTAAAATTAAAAAATGTATGGGTTGAAGAGGTATTTGAAGCTCACATGAGAAGTTCGGTGTGTCTTATGCGATTAAAAAGTAATTTGAATGAAATTATTGTAGAAATGGAATCTGCTATAAACTTATTTCCAGACCGAGCCGAGCCATATTTGACTTTGGGTAGATATTTAAATTCTATTAGTGAATGGGAACTTGCTTATGGTTATTTAATTAAAGCACGTGCTTTAAGTCTTGATAATGCAAAATCAAAATACCTTTTGTTTATTAATGAAAAAGCATATGGTAAATACATAAATGATGAATTGTGTGTTTCTTGTTATTGGACTGGCAGATATCAAGAAGGTCTTGGTTATTTGTTAGAAATATTGAACGATTTAGCGTTTGAATCGTCAAAAGATAGACTTCTTGACAATTTAAAACATTTCAATAATAAATTGAATGAAAAAAACTGATGTATTAATTATCGGTGGTGGGGTGACCGGTCTCTCTTTGGCTTCGTATTTGTCAAAGAGAGATTATCTCATTTTAGAAAAAGACTCCGAACTCGGTGGTTATTGTAAAACCGAAATACGGGGTGATTATGTTTGGGATTATTCTGGTCATTTCTTTCACTTTAAAAACGAAGAAATTAAAAACTATGTTTTAGAAAACGTAGAATGTGATTTGTTAGAAGTTGAAAAAATTACCGATATTTACTACAACCATCAAATTATAGATTTTCCATTTCAACATAACATTCATCAGTTAAATAATGTTGAATATTGTGAATGCTTGGAAGACTTGGAAAAATGTAAAGAAGTTGATAATTCTACATTTAAATCATATGTTAAGTCATCCCTTGGCGCTGCCATTTGTGATAAGTTTGTAATTCCATACAATGAAAAGTTATATGCTTGTAATCTTGATGAACTTGAATCCGATTCTATGGGTCGGTTTTTTCCAAAAATGATTAGTTACAATGAGTTACAAGAATCCAAAAAATCAAAATCATATAATGATACGTTCATATATCCAACAGGTGGTAGCTATGAGTATATAAAATCTATACTAAAACGCGTAGATGAATCTAAAATTCAATTAAATACCACAATATTATCAATAGACTATGACACCAAAATTGCAACTACGAATTCAGGAGAAAAAATTCAATTTGAAAATCTTGTAAGCACAATTTCATTTAAAAATCTTTTAAAATTATCCAATAGTAAATTTGATAATCTATCTTCTAACAAGGTAGCTGTTTTTAATTTAGGATTTGATAAAGGTACTCCTATAAAAACACATTGGAGATACTTTCCAGGTTCAGAAATTTTTTATAGAGTTGGATTTTACAATAATATTTTGGCGCATGAAAAAATGAGTTTATACGTTGAGATTGGTTTGTCTGAAACCCAACTTATAGATGAAAGTGCTCTTTTAATGCAAGTTCTTGCCGATTTAGAAGATTCGGGTATTATTAAAGATGGGGTACATGAATTAGTTACCCATCAATTCTTAATTATGAACCCAGCATATGTACACATCACAAAAGAATCAAAACAACTATACAACAATTGGTGTTTAGATTATAATAAATTGGGAATATATTCCATAGGTAGGTATGGCTCTTGGACATATTGTTCAATAGAGGATAATATTGTAGACGCAAAAAATTTAGCAAATGTCTTGGAAAATCAAAAATAAATTTGTATATTTGTACATTAATGATAACATTTAGAATGTCGTTACGAGGAGAATCACACCCACAACATAAATTAACGGAAATACAGGTAAAATCTATTCGTAAATTGTGGGCTATTGGGCATAGAAACATTCGTGTTCTTGCACGAAACAATGGCGTATCATCCGCTAACATTCGTAAGATTGTAAAAGGTGAAACTTGGACTCATATTCTTTTTGGTGAATTCAATGACTACCAATGAAAGTAGAAGGTAAGGTATATTTTGACCCATCTAAATTTTCAATAAGACCTATTGCAAAATCAGTTGCAAAGGACATTATTGTAAATAACCATTATAGTGGTATTTGGACAAAAGTATCTTATGCGTTAGGGCTTTTTTACAAGTCAGAAACGGAACACCAATTTTTTAGTGGAGTCAACGAAGAGTTAGTTGGAGTTGCTACTTATGGAGACCCCATAGGTAGACATTCCGGCCAATCTATTTCACCTCTACTTGCCCGAACCGAAGTTCTTGAACTTACACGACTATTTGTTTTTGATGGATATGGGTGTAATGTGGAAAGTTGGTTTGTAGGTCAGACCTTTAAGTGGTTAAGGGAAAACGCACCCCACATCCGAGGACTCATTTCATACTCTGACCCAAAAGTTGGTCATAAGGGGACTGTTTATATGTCTACCAATTGGATTTATCAAGGTAATCGTATCAGACCAAACGACTCGTGGTTATTTAAGTGGGAAGAAGGTGGTGATTGGACTCATTCAAGAACATCATTTGTAAAGTTTGGAACCAACAATCCAAAAAAAATCCAAGAGATGACATCAGCTACTTTTTGGATAAAAAAAGAATTAAGAAAACATCGGTATGTTTATATTTTGGATAATTCAAAAAAAAGTCGTATATTGAAGTCATTAAAATACCCATCATTACCCTATCCAACGGAAAATGAAGAATTTATAGAAGAAATCTACAAATTAGACCCAATTGAAAGAGGACAATAAGACATATGTAGATACCTCAAAAGTATCCATTCGTGAAATCAACAAAGCTATTGCGAAGGATATGATTGTAACTCATCATTATTCCCACGCATGGACTATGTGTAGATACGCTTTGGGAATATTTTACAAAACCGATGAATTGGATATTCTTGGTAATGATGAACAACTGATTGGTGTCGCTGTATATGGGTTTCCCGTTGGTAGGTCGGCTGTAACCTCAATCATTGATGGATTGGGTAACGACCAATGTTTGGAGCTAACACGCTTGTTTATTCACGATGGGTATGGTTCTAATATTGAGTCATATGCATTAGGACAAACATTTAGGTGGATGAGGGAACACGCTCCTAACATCAAAATGTTATTGTCTTATTCAGACCCATTCCAAGGTCATTTAGGTGGTATCTATCGTGCTACGAATTGGTTATTTCAAGATACCAACAAAATCCAATTGATGCCGAACTATGGTATTTCATTAGAAGGTGAAGATGGAACTTATATTCACTCACGAACTGTATTTTCAAAGTGGGGTTCTCACAATTTAGAACATCTTAAAACCGAAATTGGTAAGGATGGATATAAAGAGTTTTGGCGTAGAAAAGAAATGTCCAAATTAAGATACATTCAAATTCTACCAACGAATAAAGGGGAGAAGAAGAAACTGATGAACTCACTCAAACATCCTTGTGAAACCCCACCCAAGGATATCAGCGACATCCTACCAAAGAGTGAACGATATGAAACTTACGAACCAGAAAATATGGTAAACTTTTGGTAAAATAATTTGGCAATTACGAAATTGTTTTGTATATTTGTATAACAATGAGGTCGGAGTACCTCACTTAATAATGTTTAAATAAAAAAACGAATGAAATTACTTGACAATGACTTTTTTATCAAAAATACAAATATTAAAGTTGATTACAAAAACAAATTAAACATCAAAGTCAATCCCGAAGGATTTAGGACATTTGAAAGCTTGTATCTAAAAACGAAAGATGGTACTATTATAACATTACCTCCGTTTTTACAAAGGTATTTACAAGAGCAGATTTGGAAACATAATAATTATGGAAAATCTAAATCCTATATTTCATCATCTATTGTGGCTACCTCTATGTTTGAATCATTCATTTTTGTAAATGTGGATGTACTGATTCAAGAATTACAAAATAAAATTACAACTTTTGATGAAGCCGGTTTGTTGGAACAAAAAAAACACGCTTCCCAGTGTTTGGAATCTTTAGAAAAGCAAAAAGCCAAAGGTGCTAAATATGCACAAATAGATGGCCAAAGTAGAACTAAACTTTCCATTGTACCATATATAAAAAATGAATTTGCAATAGACACCTCTATACCGGTGAATGTCTTCAATTTGGATACAAATGAATATCTTGGATACTACCAATTAAAGGGAAAATATTGGGATGACATCCCATATGCAATTCAGAGATATATACTTGCTACTCCAGTTTATAGTGTATGTATTGAAGGTGGGTCTTTGGATATGATTGTAAATTCTCTAATATCTAAACAAGAGGGTGAAAAATTTACACCTTGGCAAAAAGCTTATCATGGTCAGGTATTGAGTATTATGGGTACATATATTAACAATGTTCTTAAAGCTCCATTAAGAGATTTTTGGGATGCTCATGTTACTCAAAACAACATTTATAAATCGGAAAAAGCTGGTCTTGAAATGTTTTTGGCTAAATTGTCATACTATTTTTATAGTAAATCGTTTCCGGATGTTCATTCTTTAAAAAATGTTTTGGA